GAGCGATATAGGGAGTAGCGAAAAGAGTAGTGAGAAAATGAGCGAAAAGAGTAGTGAGAAAATGAGTGAAAAGAGTAGTCGGTTTAGTTATAGAGGAGGAGATATTAAGACGATTAAGATAGAAAATAGTCGTCCAACAGAACGAGTTTATAATTCAATCAATGATTTAATTAATGACAATAATTGGAATAAAAATGAGTTTAAAGGATTGATACAAAATTAATTTAACAAAAAAAAATAATTTTTGTATGTATATATAAAAATGTATTCAAAACTGGTAATATTTTTACTTGTAGTTATTAGTTCAATTGCCGTATATCTTACATCTCTTCAATCTGGAAATATTGTCGAGGGATTTTTCCCCGCACGTGGTGCTAAACTCGCAACTGGTGTTGGTAGAGAAGGCCAAGCCGCTACTGTTGGATATTCTGGAAATATGCCTTTTCAGACTGTCCCTGGTACATATCAATCAAATCTATCTCCACGATTCTCAAATGTAGGTTATGGCGCACAGATTAATTACAATATGCCAAGCATGTCTAATTTAGGTTCTCCTCGTAATCCTCTTGATGGTAGTGCCGTTCAGTCTCTTAACCGAGAAATGAGCCAGGTTGTCCAGGAAAACTTTGATTATGGAACCAATTCCAAAAACCCATCTGTAAGTTTTCAAAACGAACAGAAACTACTATGTGGTGATCAGAGCAGTTCAAGTGTATCAACCAATCTTCAATCAGGAAATGTAGGTCTATCTGATGAATCAAATCTACCTGCTCAAGGTATGGAAGGTGGTAGTCCAAGTAATCTTGTATTTGATCGATTAATGACGACTTCTTCTAAAGTTGGTAGAAATTATGGACAGTCTGATTTCATCCGTGGTGATCTTCCCATTGCTCCATGCAACACTGGGTGGTTTCAGGTGGCTACTAATCCATCTATACAATTAAACAGTGGTGCGATGGCAGTTCTAGGTGGTGCATACAACTCAACTGCTAACCAGCTTGCCAATCTTAAGATGGCTGCGTCTGGAGGTGCTCTAACTACACAGGGAGGTGTTAATCTTAAAGCGCCTGCATTTACATCTGTTGGGCAACTTAATATGAGTAATCAACAACAGACGGGTATGAATGGTGTTGCGGGTGGGCAGAGTGTTCAAGTTACATCATTTGCGTAAATAATATTAGAAAAAAATATTTTATAATTATACTTAATTTATAATTATAAAATTATTCAAACCAATTACGTGATTTCCAATTGTCACCATATACTTCTTGCATGACTCGTTTTTCATCATCGTCGATATCAGATGGTTCTAGTCCAGATTTGAGTGCTTGGATGATATAAGCGGCGGCTTCTGATAGGGGTTTACAATCTCCATTTTCGCCGACAAAGTCGGTTTTGAACATATGTTCGCCAAAGGCTTGATATTCTTTGAGTTGTTGTGGTGTGAGAGATTTAATGGCGTTATTTACGGCGGGATTATTGAATAGAGAGCTATTATTATTGATATTATCAATGGATTGTCCGATAAACTGTTCGGCATTTTTTACAGAGGGAGGGGTTTCATTTTTCTTTTCGGGATTACTCATTTTATTTAATATATTTGTTGTTTTTAATAAATATTAAATGGATATCGAAAATTTAAGTTATGATCGTCTTAAGACACTTGCCAAACAATATAAAATCCCTTATTCTCGGCTCCGTAAAGCTGAGTTACTAGCAGAAATTCAAAAGTATCTTTATTCTCTAGAAAAAGTCAAGAGTGAGAAACGATATAAACGAATCAAAGAACTAGGTTCGGGTAAAGAAGGTATTACGTATCTTGTAAAGACTTCAAGAAGGGAATATGCGATGAAGACATTTCGTCCGAATAAGTCGGTTCAGCGATTAGTGAAAGAGTCTGAATTACAAAAGCAGGCAAAGGGGTTATCACCGATTGTTAAGGAGACAAATACAATGCTTAAGTATATTGTAATGGATAAATTGGATGAGACGCTTGTTGATATTATTAATAAGAATCGAGGTAAATTGGATGATGTGATGCAACGGCAAATTGTTGATATAATTGATGGATTAGATGATATAGGGATTTTTCATGCTGATCCGAATCCTTCTAATTTTATGGTAAAATCAGGAAAGATGTATATTATTGATTATGGATTTGCCAAGAATATAGATAGTAAATTAGAGAAACAGCATTCAACAAAGCGATTAAATCGTAAGTTTATGATTGTAGGGTTACTAGTTCAGCTACGTGATATATATAGTAAATACGATGAGAATGTAACCAGATCTTATAATATATTAAGACGATGTGTTTCTAAAAAGCAATTAAAGGAATTAGGATTGTTATAATCATTTATTCGATATAGTTTAGCCATTCGTTAATGATTTCTCGAGAATATCCACGTTCCATCATTTCCTTGTCGACTAGAAATTTATGTTGTACAATATCATAAGTATCTAATTGTTGTTTTGTAAGAATAATTATATTATTGATTTGTTCATTAATAGATATATTAATCTCGACCTTATCAGAAAATCCTGATAATGTATTTACTAACCTACTTAATCTACCTGTAAAACATAATCCCTGCGAATCTTGCATTTCAATATCAAAGATATGTTTTAAAGTATCTTTATCTGGATGATGTACAATGATATCCCAGACATAATCTAGTAGTTCTGAAAATGTAATATATAAAACTGAATGCACGGTTTCGTCATCACAATAATCAATTGTTAATTTTTTTGTAGAATTTGATATCATAGAATCTCGTAAGATATTGTGTATTGCACTTTTACCGGCTTTAAGAGGGTATGTTAAGATATTTTCAATACTCTTCTTTATACAGGCTTGGATATGATGAGAATGTACATTTTCTCGATCATGATAAATTTTAAGTTCTGGTATTGTGTCGATATTATTTAGGAAACGATGTATATTGTTGGGTATATGTTCGATATTGTTATTGTGATAATGGACTTCTTCTAATTGTGTACAATATATAATACTCATAGGAAAGCTAGTAACCATGTTATTATAGAAATTTATACGAATAAGAGATGTTGGGAGTGTTGGTATAATGCTAACCATATTACTATAAAAATATAATACTTCTAAACAATATGGAAGAGATGGGAGAGAAGTTATAAGATTATGTTGACAAAACAGTTGAGTGAGATTTTTAAGTTGAGGTAGATATTGTAGGCGGTTATTACTACATTCGAGGGTATCTAGTGTTTCAGATAACGAATTAAGATAGGTTAGATGGTTATCATGACAATTAAGAATTGTGAGTGTTTTAGGGATATGATTAATGAGACGAATTCGATTATTATTACAATACACTCTTTTTAGATTATCAGGTAAGAATAATATTTCAATCATATTAAACCCACAATGTAGTTCTTCTAGTTTGTGTAATGCATTAAGATTGTTTAAGGAGACGATGCGATTATGGTTACAAATAAGGACTTTTAGATTTTCTAGTCGTTCTAGATTTGGTATAGAGCGAAGATTGTTACCGGAACATATTAGTCTTTTAAGTTTACTCAAATTAGATAAATCGGGAAAGGATATAATACGGTTAAAATTACATTTAATTTTCTCAATATTAACAGGAAATGCGGGGATATATTCTACACGATTGAATGATAAATCAACAATTTCGAGTTTTGATAGATTACCTATATTGATATCCTTCAGATTATTATTACTACAATATAGTCGTTCTAGGTCTGTAGGTAAATTGTATATAGTATCTATGTTATTATTTTCACAATATAATATTTTGAGGGATTCGGGTAAATGAGATAGATGTGTAACCATATTATCGTTGATGTATAGTTCTTCTAGGTAATCTAAACCATTTAAATTAGGAATGCATTCAATATTGTTTTCATTAAGATTAAGAATGGTAATATATTCTAGTTTAACTAACATATTGAGGTCACTAAACATATTTTTTGAGAGGTTTAATTTATATATATTATTTGGTATATTATCTATACAGAGATTAGGGCAAGATATTGCATATACTTCTCTGATATTAGACGTGTATTCAATCTTTTTTAAGTAATAACAATCTGTGCAAATTAAATATTCTAGATTGTCTGGGAGGCAATCCAATACTACGCTATCAATTGAATAACAATAGAGACTGATTATATCGTCCGAATTGGGAATAGCGTCTAGACTTTCCCTTTCTAATACTGAATGATTTCTAAATATAATTCTATACTTCATAGTTATTATTAATTTACTAGTAAACTATTAAATTAATAATAAATTATCTTCGACGACTGTGATTGTGCTGTTTTACAACCAATACAAATCCTAATATGATTAATAGTAATGATATACCTCCTATAACTGCCCAGAAAATCACGGATGCTTGATCACATCCTACATTTTTTTCTTCAGTATAACTCTCGACAACTCCTAGTTCAGGGGCTGTTCTAACCTGAGGTGGTGGACACGGTGGTGTCTGATCTGTATCTTTTAGAGTGTATTCTAGTGCGCGGGCGGAAAGATGGCACATTTTCTCTTTATGGGCATCGCCTCCTGCTTTTTGTAAGCATACTTCAAGAGAATGTTTGATATCTCCGGTTTTTTTGTAGGCATTTTTAAAGTGTTGGGGGCTGTAGTTGATAACCGGGGGTTCGAATCCTTGGTATTTACAGGGTGTGCGACCAGATTGGTAGAGTTGGTCGATCATTGCTTGTTGGCATTTAATACCGCCGGGGGTGTATTTAACAATATCGGGATTTTGACTATCCGAGAATTCTGAGAGGATGGAATAGCAGGTATTGTTAAATTCGTTGAGATTGGTGATTTTGTTACCGGGGAAATAAGAGGGTTTAGTAGAATATAGTTCTTGCGCGACTTTATATGCGTCTATGTTATTAAAATCCATTTATTAATACAATAGAAATTTATCTTACGATTTTTTTAAGAAGTGAAAACCGTGAATCCAATACATCGCATTCGATTTCTAAGCGTCGTATGATATTTAGTATGTTAGAGTTGATAGTTCGATAGCGATGAAACCATTTATGAGTGTGTGTTGTTATTATCTTATCAATTTCATTTAGGTCGTTGTGAATTTGTTGTATAGAGATTGATATTTGTTGGCAGCAATTTTTGACGCTAGTATTTAGTATTCTACCTTGTAATTCTGTAATATAGGTAGATATAATATTTATTTTGAATGGTATATCTAGACGAGTGATTGTATCGAAATCGTTGTCTTTTATAAATTTGTAGTTATATGAGAAACGTAGAATATCGAAAAAACTGTTGATCATAGTTTTACTGATATACATACTACTTAAGAATAATGCAGTTGTCATTTTATTTTATTTTAAATTTTTCTAATTCATTTTCTATAAATTCAGGTATATCATCTACTGAGATTTTGTATGGAACAACTATAAGACGAATACCAAGTTTTCTACAAGCATCTGTCTTCATCTTATCTCGGTATTGTTGGTTGCGAAATGTATCTCTGGAATTACGATGGAAAAACGGACAATATTCATAGTGCTGTCTTCCGTGGTATTCACAAGCGAGTAACATTTCCTTGTTGTACATATCTAGTTCTAAGTTATTTCCAGTAACACTATTAAATAGGAAGTCAGGTCTTATTTTAGGAAATGATTTACCGAATCGTCTCTGTAGGTATTCTCGACAAGCGGTCTCACCCTTACTATCTTTTGCTTTTCCTCCTTTCTGAATTGGTTTATGTGTACGATATTTTTCAACATGAGTTGGTGGAACAACATAATCAATATTGGTTGAGAATGTTCCACTGTCTTTAGTCCACAGATTATTAAAAAACCAACAACCCAAGATGAATACAATAGAAGATACTAATAAGATAAGAAACCCATTGCGTTCCCAATAACTACTAAAATTATTAAACATTTTATATTTACGATTAATTTTTTATTTCTTTATGTGGTATTTCTCTCGTGCAATTAGGACATACCTGCCTTAATTTAATCCACTTCTCTAAGCATTCCGGATGGAAGTAGTGAACACAATCCAAGTCATATATCAATAATTCAGGTTCTATGTTGTCGATGCATATGCTACATTCGTGATTTATTCCACATAATACAAGATCTATATCTGGAATTATGTCTCCGTTTTCTAGAAGTTGAGAGTCATTCATCGAACGAGATGCTACCTCATCTGCAATAATTTGATTAAGAAACGTATCAATGACAAAGGTCGGGTTATTATTTAGCAATATTACAAACTCTTCTATGGTAATATGTGGACTTTCTATTCTCATTTGTTGATAGAGTTGATATTCAATAAGAGAAGATTCCATATTTACAGGTCGAGCTTCAATGACAAATTCCATATAACTAATATCCATTTATTTTTTATATATAAAAATATATAAGAAATAATAAAATGATGTATATATTCGGAAGAATGAGTTGTATATATACTAGAAACGCTGTTAATTTATGTAAGCGTTATAATATCCCATTTTCATTTGTAGATATTGATAAATTAACCAAACGAGAAATATCTACCTTAGAATATAAGAAAGGCGGAAAATTAACCACCCTCCCCGTTATATTCAAGAAGAAGAATTATTCCGCATATATAGGAGGCTATTCTGATCTTGAAAAGAATATAACCAAATATAAATCCAACCACATCATATTCAATATCAAAGAAAATAAATTTATTTGTAAAGATAGTATCATCATCAGCAACTATCTTCTTACCCCTACACTACAAGATCTCCTAACTATACCTGACATATCAAACGGTGAGTTTAATTATATATTGTGCCCAGGTTATATACATGAAGATTACCAAATAGGGGTTACCGGAACTTCAAAGACAGACGAAACAATTCAAAATACTCTCTTACGAGAAGTCAACGAGGAAGTAGGTATGAAATTAAATAAGAATGTAAAGTATGATACATTTCTAGATAGTAAAAAGAAACGGAAGATTGCTCACGGTGTGTATCATATACAAGAGTTTAACCCTGAAAAGAACAACATAACTAATATAGTCGAAAAATCAAAGGATGATAAAACTCGAAAGATATCTGCACTACTATATGGTAATATGATTAATCTTAAACGAATGATATTGGAAACAAGCGCTAAAGGAGGCTTAAATCTTTGTATAAATGATAATATTATATATATAGGTATTCTTAGTGTTAAATTCTTAAAAAATAATTTACCTATGTAGAATGGATAAAATATTATTATATTTCTTTTTATATTGATGTGTGCACATAACATCAATATAACGAATATATTTAGATATAGCTATTGATATACTTTGATATAAACCAGTATATATTTCATAAACGTCAAACTGTATAATAGGATCAATTACTTTAGTATACACCAATTCTTTGTATGTATAATACAAAGTAATAATATTTTTAAAACGTGAGAATAGTTTTACAAATGTATATACATCTTTATTTATTTTTATAGGGTTAATAAAGTCTGTATTAGATATAGTATTTGTATAGTAATTATAAATATATGTCCAATTAGTTTTGAAGCGTTGAAATATCTTAGCATCTATATTACCATCTTCTATGAAGGGTATAAGAGGATGTTGTGTGAGATGATTGATATAATTCTGGGTTATATAGCTATTTGGTATTTTGAGAATGGATATTTGTTTGTTGGGTATTCCTCGTTGGAGTATTTTATAGTGATTTCTAGGATTTAAAGATACTGATGTCACTAAATTTTTAGATTGTAATAGGTTAAATAGTTCTAGAGGGGTTCGGTAGGCGGCGGGTGAATCGATGACTTTACGACCATATTCTTTGGCGCAACGTTTGAGATTCATTCTATTTATGGATTTATCTTGACTGATGATATGATAAGGATCTGTATCTCCATAGAATTCTAGGAATATATCGATTAGAATATTCTCTAATTTGTTGAGATGTTGTTGTAGAGAGAAATATAGTAAGAAGTATAGTAATTTGTAGATATCTACTCCTGGGACAAGATGGGGTAATATGCCATATTTCTTCATTTTATTATCTCCTATAAAGTCTTTACCGATCCAACAAGAACTATAGCCGTAATCGATAATTGTAGGGATAAAATCTTCGCATACAACAGTATATTCAATATTATCGATTATGACAATATAGGTATAAGGGGAATCAATTGGTCGTAATATGATATTATCGTAGTGAAGGTCGAAATGTGTGAATCCAATTTCGCGTTGAGCTATTTCAAGGGCGAGTAGTAGTTGCGCAAGACATTCGATGGTACTTTCGGTTGATATATATTCTAAATCAGAAAGGGTATCACCGGGGATATATTCCAAGAGGATGTGTGAAGAAGTATAGTTTATGGTGTATACGAAGTTTGGGATAATATATCTGAGACGATTGATGTGGAAGAAACCGATATAGGTTTCGCGTGTTGTAGTACCTTTACGGTAACGTTTTATAATCAGAGCGTTAACATCATCGACATGGATATCAGAGTATTTACTATGATAGAGTAGATGATAATGTTGTTTGGTGTAGTTTTGATATTTACAAGAGAGATTATACATACTAATACCTTGAGTAAAATCATTAGGTATGTCAGGATTATAACTAGGGAGCGATATATTATTAAGGGTTTTTTGCATAATTACCACGTCTATACAAGACATTTAATTATACAAAAAATAATTATTTATAATGCTGGTTTTCTATCAGGAATAATATAATTCTTACCATAAGATCTAGATAACATACGATGTGTATCATCTTTACTTGGTGCATATGTCACAGTATCATATAATATTACATTTCTTCTATTATTAAAATCGATATCATAATCAATCCAGAAATCGCTACCAACTTTATTTGCTACAAGATCACAATGAATATCAATATTTTTAAATTCCTTTATATTTTTATAATTTTTAAACTGTATTAAACGACATTGTATACCATTATATTTATGTGCATTTATATCGTTTATTCTAAAATCAAATTTTAAATTATACAAGTCTATATTTATAGGAGATTTACAGAAAGTTTTCCATTTATCAAAATCATTTATATCAAATCTAATATCTAAATTATCATCGTGATATATTGGTTGACCACGAGTATATTCTAATAGACTACCATGAGATATTACAAATTTAATATCTAAATCAATTAATAATTGTGTTATATTATTGAGTAATTGCTTCTTGTTATCATATACATACTTATAAGATACAGGGGTTATTTCTACTTTATTATTATGTTGAAAATATTGTACTTCACCCTTTTTTTCTGTTTCTTTTTTATACACACGACGATTCCAATGCGCATCGCTATAATGTTCTTTCCCAGATAATATATTGTTAAGTTTATCTTCATCTAACGTATTCTTAATTATCAGATTAAATTTATTAATAATTAACCTATTATTGTTAAATGTAATATAGGGGCGAGTTTTAAAAAACACCAACCCCTTTATCCTATATCCATCAATAATCTCGATTCCCTCTTTAAATGGTGTAGTTTCTGGGCGTTTTAAGAATCGATTGATTGATTTCCCTAGACGAATCGGTCCTGTTATCTCTAAACCACTAAAAAAATAAGTATTTTTCTCGATAATATCACAAATATCATCGATTGTCTGTTTAAGAAATGGATGTTTTGGCTTACACATCAACACCCCCTGCCAAAATGCATAATCCCTCTCATCTATTGGAGATATAAACTCATCACTCTTATCTACTATATCTGACAATGGAACAAATGGTCTAGTTCTACTATCAACATATACACCTCCATACTTATATAATACACAATATCTCCAAAGGTCGGCTTTATATGCACCTGGTAGTAGTTTATCATATGCTCGATAAGTACGAGCATCAAAATTATCCTTAATGAACTTTCTACAATCTAAACTATCAAAATAGAAATAGGTGTATAAGGGATTCATTCGCATCCATTCGTGTGCGCTATTATTATACATACTTTCAGGTAAGAGTGTTGTCTCCATTGTCTGGAATATATAAGGGGAAATACTATTTTTATAATACACATCCTTGGGTAGATTTTCTATATTTTTAGAGATTTCAGTAAATCCAGGAATACTTTTCCAAGGATAGATGGTTTGAAGCTTGATGTTTAGTAATTCAGGTAATACATAATTATTAGAATAGAAGATACTATATATAGATTTCTTATTCTGTTCAGATACATTTAGAAAATAGGAAGAATGAGAGTTGGCCATTGCAAATCCATTATAGATACAAATACCAGATAATAAATAAGGAAATCCCTTATCCAATATATCAAAATTGGTAAAGGATTTTGGTTTATAATTTGTATATATCTGATCTAGTATGACATCTAATGGTATATTACCCTGTTCTTCGTATATACTAAATAATTGCTTTAACTTATACTTGGAAAAGCTGTTATTTCTTACGATGAAAAGGTCGAGATTTACATTATCAGGATATACTTCATTACGTGATATGATAAGATCGGCATCACCTGCTTGGGATATAAGACGGTGAATATCTTTGTTAAAGTCTACGGGTAGGATATCCTTCTCTATAAATATAACATAATCATAGTCGGTATAATATAAGGTCGTACTTATAATCTGATATTTATTAAGATATTTTTTGATATCCTGGAATAGCACATCTATATTGTAACGATCACAATATTCTCTGATGATATTCTGTGACATACTTTCCTGTTCAAGAGAAATTAGTATGTGGTCATTTTTTTTTTCCGTGTTTTGATAGTAGTCAATTAGATTATTAACGACAGGTATGTGATGGAGTGGATAATTTTTAGGATAGTATATACACACACACATTACAATAACTGTTAAAACCACAAGAAATAATAACACTGAAAGAAACCATACTATGATATTTTTATTTATTTTCATTTTATTAATAAATGAAAATATATTTAATTTTTAGCATAATTATATTATTAGTCATTATCATTTCGTTATCTCTTGTCATTTACTTTTGCCCTGATAATTCCCGTCTAGAAAAATATTTAAACAATCATTCTCAAACTCCCTCTGAATTTCCCAAACTAATCTTTCAAACATGGAAAACGCGAGATATACCCGATACATTTCGAGACTGGCCTCGATCCTGGGATAGACAATTTCCTGATTATCAACATATTATTCTTGATGATGAAGACTTGTTTGTATTTATTTCAGAAAAATTTCCTTGGTTCTTAGATCATTATAAAAATTATGACCAACATATTAAACGTGTAGATGCTGCTCGGTATTTTCTTATGTATGAATATGGTGGTATATATGCGGATCTAGACTTTGAATGTCTTAAAAATTTCCAAGATTTAATCGTAGATTACGATGTGGTACTTGGGATGGTTAATCCTAAATCTAGACATGCTGTAAGTAATGCGTTATTAATATCTAAACCAAAGGCTGATTTTTGGAAATTTGTTATATCTAGATTACAGGAAAGAAGTTGGGGGACGCCGGAATATGTGACGGGTCCGGTATTTTTAACAGATTGTTTAAGAAAATATCGTGGTTCGAGTAATATAAAAATCTATCCGGAACGAGTATTTTATCCGCTAGATTGGGAAAGACATAATTACAAAGAATACAATAGTCTTTCGTCGGATGAAATACGCAAGCAATTTCCAGATGCGTATACTATAACATATTGGACACATACATGGTAGTATTATTTAACAATTCTATAGCTTACAAAACCTCCTTTTCGTATAATTTTGATGATTTCACTCCGTTTGTAATTAAAATATCTAGAGACAGGATCTGTTTTGTAGATAATAGGGATTTGAGTCCCATGATTCTTAATAAACCGATCTCGTTGTTCCGGTGTTAATAAACAATGAGGACTATAATAATAATGTCGTGTTATATTGAATTGAAGTATATTAATAGGAAATGTTTCAATGATCATATTATGTATATTTTCAATGACCTTTTTCGCCTGAGATGTAATGTTATTATTATACACGATAATCACATGTCGTATTTCTCTAGTTTTAGATATATGAATATACTCCTTGATTGTATCAATATTAAATTTAGGTAGATTAGAAAAGAAAATGATAACCTCTTCTTCATCTTCTTTTCTAAATAAAAATTCATTATCAGATATATCACAAGACAGTGGTATATAATCCCGATCATTCATCATCTCAATCATAGTCGTTTTTGCCCTTTCCATATTGATATTTTTTAAGGTAATATCTTAAAAAAATCAAATTTATTCTACAAATTTAAGTTCTGAATAACTAGTCATATCCTTATACTCCTTCAACTTTGTTTTGTATATATCTTTTGCCATATAATCCTTAAGTCCATAAGCTATTTCTAATACCTGATCTAGTGGTTTGCTTAAATTCTTGATATAATACAGATAATCAATCTTTAATACGTCTGAGTGTTTCTTGAGATATTCTGGATCTTCTAATTTTTTATACATTTTATCTTTGTGTGAATTAGTGTCAGATATTACATATTCCAATCGTTGACCGGCATCTACTCGTATTCCTCTACCCCTTAATTTTTCTGCAAACTGAATATGTCCAGGTAATGATCTAATAATATACGTTTTGTAAATATCATTTAGTAATTTACCATTTTTATCTAACTGCATTGGTAATTCAAGATCAGATAATCTCTTTTCCAATTTCTTTGGATCTTTAGGTAATTCTCTTACCTTGTAATCTTCAACAGCCCCAATACTTTTAGATATTACATAGTTATCAATACTTAATTCTTTCATATTCTCTAGTTCTGTATGTATATACCCCAATACTTCTTCTTGGTTAGCTCGATTGAATATACGCATAGTCACATTCTCATATACCCTTCTTACAAATGCACTATTATCTCGTCTTGCCAATATCACTCCTTTCTTCATAATTTTATCAGAGACGACTCCACTACCATCACATTCTAATGCCATATACAGTTTCTTCTTAATAATAAGAAATCTCCAATAAATGACTTGTTCAAAAAGAAGTTTCATTGGCTTTGGAAATAATCCCATATCATCCATTTCCTTCTCTATCTTAAGACAATGTTCCCATAATTTATTTGCTGTATCTATATGTGGGAAATGAACATAACAACTGTCTGTATCTCCGTAAATAAGCTCTGCTCCAAAATACTCTTGCAATACATTTCCTGCTTTTCTGATTGATTTTCTTCCCTGTGCAGTTGTACACATTGCTCCCGGCATAAACGGAATATACCCCTTTTTTACCCCCATTGCACCATACGCACTATTTGCAGATACCTTATACGACAATTGCCGTTTATTCAAGACGATAAGTTTTGTCTTGACTTCTTCTGTTTGTTCTATTTTTTTGAGTTCCTTTATCTCTGATTTTGTATTATTTCTAGCATCTAATAGATTTTTTAGGATAGATGGAACAATACCAATTGGCGATTTCAAGAAGCGATATCGATACTCTATCTTATTATCTTCTTCATCTTTCCATTCAATAATATTACATTCACTATCAGGAATACTATCATCTGTCACAAGTGTAGTATAATCAATATTATAAGCAATAATCGTTGTTGGATATAAAGATGTGAAATCATATGGGACAACTCTATCATATACACCCCATTTTGGTGTGACTACAGTCGCCCCTTCGTATTTCTCAATCCCACTCGTTTTGTAATCACTTGACGTAATTACAATATCTTCATCCATACACTTCTTATAGATTTGAGAAAATACCTTAATTTGTTGTCCCTTAATATATAAATATATAATCGGAACTCGACATGTTTTTGCCATCTCAGTTAACCCAAACCAAATCTGCAATACCTCAAATAATCGACTTACCACGAGTGAATCTTGAACACAATACTTACCAACTCGTCCAAGAGCCTTCGCACCCTTTTCACCACCCTTCATCCCTATTCTATAACAACGAAATATACCCTTTACGGATAAATCATCCTTCAAATCATTCTTAAGAAAGTGTTCAGCAACTGTTTTTAATTTATAATTATTTAGTTTATAATCGCGGCGAACAACAGGTAGCAAATCAATAAACAATCGACCTTCTGCATCTAAATATCTGAAATCTTGGTTTTTATACGCACTACTTGACCAACTACTCTTTTTATCTGGAGAATGCACACCTTTTCTATATCCTTGTTGGTCAAAATCATAGATACAATCTTTAGCGCGATCAGTCATATATCCAAAATCAAATCCAAAAATATTATATCCAATAATAATTTGAGGACTTTTTTCTCTTATAAATTTACTATATCCAACTAATAAATCATCTTCCGTCTTGAATCTTAAAATAGTTACTTCATTACCCGTTTCCTCTTGATCTGGATCTCCCAATGATAGTAGATATTTATCAAACTTATCTTTCCCTGTGCAATGTAATACAGCAGAAATCTGAAATATTTTATCTTTTGGGTTCGATGCTTTAGGCATCATATTCACATTACTAGAATTCACTTCAATATCCATACTCATTACAATAGGTTTTGGAACAAATTCAATATCATCTGCTCTTGTAACATCTCTCCAACTAACAACGTATTCTTTATCACAAAGAGTCTCTTTATTCTTTATCTTTTCACCCCCAAATTTAATCCATCCTGCAGTTGATATATCTTTTTTGCATATAAACTGGAAAATAGGTTCAATATTTTGCTCGTGAATACGAAAACGAATGGTGCCAATATCTGTTTTAATAGGTCTACGAATCTTATACATAAATCCTTTTTTATCATCTTCTGAGGAGAACTTACACATAAAAAAGGGAAACTTACGATGTTTGTCGTTAGACATATTGGCATAATATAATCGTTGTTTCAATTCAAAATATTTCTCGATCGGTGTAAATTCGTTACCGACTGCTTGATCTATTTTACTACTTATTAAATTTACATACAAATTATTTCTCCAGTTAATACTAGTTCCTTCCTCCGTTTTCTCGGGTAATTCCAGATACAAATACACTAAAAAATCCGGAATTTTCACACAGACGCTTCGATTTTTCTTATCTAGACCATATATACGTATTATGGTTATCTCACGCTCCTTATCATCAATATGCCAAGTATACGGAAAAAAGTAATCTTTAACCATTTTGTTATTCATATTCTATTTCTTAATTATATTTTCAATTTTAATTATATTTATGATTTCTTGTTTAGAAATGTATTGTATGGGTAATCCTGTTATTCTCTCATCTATAGAGAAAATCTTATTAGTATATTTATCAGTACATATCTTATCTTTGTTATAAAATTTTACATTTTGGCATAATATACTCATATATCCAACGAAATCCATTTTATTCTCGATAACTGTATACAGAATATATTCATCTATATTTACCGGAAGTCGTATTACACTTACTCTAAAACTATACAATCCTTCTTCATCAGTCTCATTAAAGCTGATATATACAACACTGTCATCGATATCGTTTATAAATCGTAAAGGTATGGTTGGAATGCCTCGTTTATCGCATATTACATTATCTTTTATAATGTGATCCATATCTAGATCATAGTAACGTGGAACTATTATAAATTGAGATGTGTTATACTTATTATGATATCTCGCTCTGATACAAAAACTCTTTTTATATAAGGCTATAGCATCTGTCAACTTAGCACCCTTTGGTTCTCTTAAATTTAGAAGGCATAAATCGACTAGTGAAAGTATCATTTATATATATATATACATAGTTATAAATTTGAAATAGATATAAAATAATATATCTTACATATATACGATGAAGGTAATTATTGAGAACTTTAAATGTTGGGAACGATATGAAGTCGAATTTAGGGATGGTGTAAATTTAGTATCTGGGAAATCAGGAGCTGGTAAAACAAGTATCCTAGATGCTATCAAATTCTGTCTATTTGGTAGTTCAGGAAAGCGAATACAAAAATATAAATCAACAAGCTGTCGTGTTACTATACACTACCAACATATTGTAATATCTAGAACACGGGCTCCTAACCGTCTTGTATTAACCAAAAATAATCAAGAATATGAAGATCATTCAGCCCAAGGTATTATTAACGACATATTTGGGAGTATATTTGATGAGATTGGATATGTTCACCAAGGAACGCAAACATCATTTATCCGTAAATCACCTCAAGAAAAGTTAGAGTTTTTTGAACGTCTTGCTCTTGAAAATGATGAAATTGATCGCTTACGAACTGAGATTATAAGTCGTATTCGAGCACAGGAAAAAGACTATCAAGAGATTGGATATCAATTACGTAAATCCGAAGATAATCTTAAAGATCTAATTCTACCAAATGCACCTGAGAAAGTAAATATCTCTAAACGGGAAAATATAGATGATGTCTTGATTGCACATAAAAAGTCTCTCCAGAAGTATGAGAATTATATGAAGGGATATAATGATAAATTAGTATCACTGCGACATCTCGATAAAAATATCGATAGTCGACTCTCTGACAATCAGCAACTTACGACTAAAATAGCGGAATATAATGATAATTTAACAAATGATGAGATGCTAGATATAAATACTCTCCGTGATAAACTAAAGCAGATAAATCGTGAGAAAAAGAAGGTTGATAAATACAGAAAATATCAACATGACAAAGAACGATATGATAAGGAACTGGAACGGTTAACATCAAGAAAGGAAGAGATAGAGAAGGATTTGTGGAAAGAATACACTAAATCCGATATTAAGGGGAATATAAAATACTATTCTGATGAACTCATACCAGAATTTAAAAAGATATTAGATTGTGAACGTGAGAATAAAAATATTACTATTTCAGATGATAATCAAAATAAAATAGAAGAAATCAACAAACAAATACAATACGTACGTCAAAGTCGTGTAGTACGTATATGCCCTAAATGTAGTTGTAATCTAGTCGTTACAGATTGTGGGTTAAAGTGTATGGAAAACTATATCGCACCAACTACAATATATACCGAGAAACAACTACTCAAATTATTATCCCAAGAACAACGAATTTGTGATAATAATAAAATTAGCAAGAATACACTAGATAAAAACAAAAAAATAATAGATAAATTTCATACAACCTATGATATCGACTGTAGTCTCTCTGAAATTGAAAATGACTTGGAATCATTCCGAGAATACTATAACTCTCAACGATATATTGAGAAGGAACTAGATAAAATTAACTCTAAGTTAGATCATAACACTATCATCTCGAATTTCGATATCAATAAAATACCCGATACTCCCGACGAAAATCTCATTGAAACGGAGGAACAGATACGAGAGGATATACAAATTACAAATAATATCGAATCTATACGTTCTCAAATTAGAGATTTACAGAAGATGATAGATAGAAATAACACATTTATAAAACAGGAAACAGATGAGTTCTTACGCAAATTTCACAGTAGACCAAAGATAGACGAAATCGAAACTAAAATCAACACATGCAGCAATAAAATCACAGGATACCAAGAGAAGATCGATACCTTCAAAATACGACTAGATAAGATTGAAGAGTATTCTAATTATCTAGAACGCAAACAAGAGTATGATAGGATAAAGAATGAAGTAAAGAACTATAAAGAAAAGGAGTTGTCGGGAAGGAAACATTTGGTTAGATTAAAGACATTGAAGGAGAAATTAAAACAGGCAGAGGGAATTGCTATCTTAAATAAGATAAATACGATAAATACGATACTATATAAGTATCTTGAGATATTTTTTCCAGATGATGTGATGAATGCGAGATTAGAGCCATACAAGACGAATAAGAAGGGGGTTGAGAAGTCTGAATTGAATATTAATATAGATTACAAGGGAATGGAGTGTGATTTGTTTATGTTGAGTGGGGGGGAGATACAGAGGTTGGCATTATCATTTAATCTTGCGTTAACCGAGATGATGAATATTCCATTGTTGATGTTGGATGAGTGTACTTCTAATTTAGATGAGACTACAACAAATATCATTACGAGTACTGTGACAGACAAGTTGTCACATAATAGAATTGTGATTATGATAGCACATCAAATTGTATGTGGAAATTTTGAAAATATTGTAAATTTATAATGTAATATAAATATGGATAATTACGTGATACAATTCAATATAGCTAAAAATTTTGATATTGTAACTCTTAGTAATTGGTGTCAAGTCGACCATATGAGACGCTCAATTTGCTCTGATGATCGATTTTGGCGAGATATCGCACGAGAATGTGGTTTAACTAAGTCTGATGGTTCTAAAATAAAAAATCGAAAGGACTATATGAATAATGTAGCATCATTGTATTCTGGGGTTGATATTGATATAGTTAATTCATTCATCAACAAATCAACACGGCTTCGTTTGAATTCATTCGAAGAAGATACACTCTCAGATATGGTTGGTAATCTCATAAATTTACGAGAATTATCAATATATATGCCTAAGATCAAATATTTACCAGGGAGTATAAAGAATCTCAAAAATTTGGAATGTCTTGTTATTGATGATTCCTCTATTACGATATTACCCGATAGTATATGTAAATTATCGAAACTAAGAATTATTAATATATCTGGTTCAGAATTAGAAAAATTACCTAAATGTATTGGTGATTTACAGAGATTAGAATCACTTATTGTAATGAATTCTAATATAACGACTGTTCCTAATTCAATAGGAAAATTACGTAATCTAAAAACGCTTATGTTAGAATATAATAAGTTACAGACTCTCCCAGATAGTATAGCAGATATCGTTTGTAAAGAAAAAGAAATACAAGATAGTCGATACGAACATTCTTCCCATAATCGACCAACATGGTTGATAAAATGGCAATACAAATCAGATTGTCTTAGAGAAATATTTGTTCAGGGTAATCCTAAACTAGAATTATCATCGTATCTAGAAGATAAATTAGATACACATATCCGAGGATATTTAGGTCGAGAAATAGGGTCAAATTGGGGAGAGGTGTGGAAAGAACCAGTTGCAGATGGTAGTTGGGGTGAGGATTCTGTTGATTGGTAAATATTTTTTCTTATAATTAGTTGATTAATTATAAGAAAATTATCTTAATATACTAATTCATTTACGGCGTCGTACTTACCGCCCTTAATCAACTTATCTTAGCCGAAGAACTAAATGGATCGTTGACTCTTTTTGTATATTATAGTCGGCCATTGTTCTACCATCTTCTAGTTGTTTACCGGCAAAGATTAATCGTTGTTGTTCTGGGGGAATTCCTTCCTTATCTTGAATCTTTGCCTTAATATTCTCAATACTATCAGATGATTCTACCTCTAGTGTTATTGTTTTACCTGTTAAAGTTTTAACGAAAATTTGCATTTTTTTATTATATATAATAAAAAAAATGAACTTAAAAGATAAAACCTTAATAGATCTTAAAAAACTTGCTAAAACAAAAGGTAAAAAAGGATATAGTAAACTCAATAAAATTCAACTCATACAATTATTAAGCAAATCTGGAAGAAGATCAAAAAATACGAGCGCATCTACGCGAGACCAAGCGATTGCTAAAAGTAAGAGTATCAAAGAAATGAGAAAAGCATGTAAAGATAATGATTTAGTATATGATCTTAAGACAAAGAAATGTCGAGAACGAGGGGGTAAATCCACTCTTAAATCTAAGAGTAGAAGAGTAC